CTGTATGAACTAGCAACAACTCTTCTTAAAGATACAGGAATTAAGACTCGTATTATTAAACAGTATCTTCCAATTATTAATAAACTGATAAATAAATATTTGTCAGCGATGGATTTTTACATCACATTTGAACTTGATGAAAATTTTAATGAAACTATAAAATCAAGACATCGCGACGAATTTACTTATGCCTCTTTTAGTGAGGGGGAAAAAATGAGAATAGATCTTGCTCTTCTTTTCACTTGGAGAGCTGTCGCTAAACTCAAGAATAGTGTAAATACCAATTTATTAGTACTTGATGAAGTGTTTGATAGTTCACTAGATGCTTCGGGTACAGATGAATTTTTAAAAATACTTTATGATTTAACACATGGTACATCTTCAAACATAAATGTATTCGTTATAAGTCATAAAGGTGAAGTGTTATATGATAAATTTGAAAAAACGGTAAAGTTTCAAAAACAAAAAAACTTTTCAACTTTGGCTGCATAATGTCTGAAATTACTCTTAGAAAAATAGATTTACTTCCAGAAGACCATCCAGTTTTACATCAAGAACCTCTTACTTGGATTTTTAATCCACCACAAGCAGACCCCAAACTTATGTACGAGATAATGCTTGAGAATATGGTTTATCATCATGGACTAGGGCTATCTGCCAATCAGATAGGAATGCCAGTAAAGGTTTTTGCAATGAGGATAGATGAGAGTGACAATGCAATAGTGTGTTTTAATCCAGAAATAGTAAAAGAATCAAAAGAAATGATAAAGATAACCGAAGGTTGTTTAAGTTTTCCATTGTTGTATCTGAACAAAAGAAGACCTGAAAAATTGTCTGTTAAGTATCAGAATGCAGATGGAGATTTTATTACTGCTCATTTTGAGGGTTTGGCCGCAAGAGTTTTCCATCATGAAATGGATCACATGATGGGTAAAACTTTTTTGGATGGAGTTAGTAAAATTTTATTACAATCAGCTAGAAGAAAACAAAAAACATTAATAAGAAAGGCAAAAAAAGATGGAAGAAGAACTCCATATTGAAAAACATGGTTCTTTACGAAAATCAAAACGATTGATTAATAAACGTGAAAGACTTCAAATAAAGAAATATTTAAAGGGAGATTCACCAGAAGATTTTGTTGATGAAAATGATGACGCCGATGATATAGAATATGAAGAAATATCATATAAAAATTAAAGACAAAGTAGTACATAGAACAGATGATATGAAGAAAGCATTACAAGTAATTGCTAAGATATTTCGTGATGGTCATGGAGAAGTATCTTTTCATGGTGGTAGATTGGGAAAGTGGTGGAATGAATAATATGATAAAAATAGAGAAAGGTAATTACCATGCCATTATATGATTTTAGATGTGAAGAATGTGATTACACCGAAGAAATACTTACATCTTCCGCGGGAAGTTCTGAGATAGCTTTAACGTGTCCAGAATGTGAAAAAGAAACTATGAAAAGGCAGGTAGGTCTTAGTAGTTTTCAATTAAAAGGTGGTGGTTGGTATAAAGATGGTTATACCAAAAAACCAGAATAATATATATGAAATAGAGATGCTGGTACTAGGTATAGCGCAGATGACTACTGACTAACTCCTAGCCGACAAGATTAGTCTCTTGTTTAATAGAACTTACGGTGGTAAGTACAGCCAAGAAACATTTTCTTTATATTTTGAAAATGTAAGTAAGTTTGGATTTGCATCTCTACTTATCCAAAAAATGAAATGTTTGATAATCATAAATACTTTTGTTAAACTTTAAGTTGTAACCTTAATCATAAGGAGTTCCCCCAATGTCCTTTAGCGTTCAGTTACCCACTTATCAAGTAGAAACTCAAACTGATGTTACATTATATCCATCCCACACAGAAGCAAACAATCATTATCAAAAATTTGTAGATAACAATGTTCCTTGTGAATTATACGAGGATGGAAGATTACAAAAGGAATTTAAACCCAATTAAAAGATTTTATTATGAAAAGTGAAAACGGAGCAGGGAAGCTGCTCTTTCAATATGAAGAAGATAAAACTTTAGCAGAAGTGATGGAGTATATCGCAGGAACTTACTCTGAACATTATGGTGACCAAAAATTTCAGATTCAGGACGTATTTGAGCAAATGGATATTGCTGAAGAATTCGTTAGAGGTGCCGCAATGAAATATCTGTTTCGTTTCGGAAAGAAAAATGGGAAAGATCGGAAGGATCTTTTAAAGTGCATACATTATGTATGTTTATTATATCACTATTCATTTAAAGCCGGAAGGGCAGAAAAATGAGAATTATTGATGATGTCAAGCTCGATTTTTCAGACGTGCTTATATCTCCAAAGAGATCACAACTTACCTCGCGTAAAGACGCAGACCTTACCAGAACATTTACATTCAAACACTCACGCCATCAATGGAGTGGTATTCCTATAATTGCATCAAACATGGATCACACAGGAACGATTGCTATGTGTCATGTTCTTATGGAATACCCTATTCTTACAGCCTTATGTAAGTTTGTCGAATCTACAGAGTGGGGATGGAACAAGAACATAATAAGAACAATTGGATTAGATCAAAATCTAGATAATTTACCCTATGATTCTGACACAGCGCCATGGATTTGTCTTGATGTAGCAAATGGATATACAGAACGATTTTGTGATTATGTTGCATTGATGAGAGCCCACGAAGCAACCAAAGAAAAAATAATCATAGCTGGAAATGTATGTACACCAGAAGCCACAGAACAGATAATTCTTGCTGGTGCTGATGTTGTGAAAATTGGTATTGGGCCAGGGAGCGTATGTACGACACGCAAAATGACTGGCGTAGGATATCCACAACTTTCGGCAACGATAGAATGTGCTGACGCAGCTCATGGTCTAGGAGGACATATTATCACAGATGGTGGGTGTACTGTGCCGGGCGATATCGCTAAAGCATTTGGTGCAGGTTCGGATTTTGTGATGTTGGGTGGAATGTTAGCAGGTCATTGGGAATGTGCATGGGATGATGAAGAGGAAGATCCAGAAGTTACAGGTACAATGACATTTTATGGTATGTCCTCTGAAGAAGCACAAATCAAATATTATGGAGAAAAGAAATCCCATCGTGCATCAGAAGGAAAGAAAGTTCAAGTACCATATAAAGGCCCAGTTAAGAATACAGTAGAAGAAATTTTGGGGGGTCTAAGAAGTGCGTGTACTTACGCAGGTGCGAAAACTATAAAATCATTACCTAAATGCACTACATTTGTTAAAGTTAACCGTCAATTGAATGAGGTATTTTCATGAAAAAACTATGGTATGATTGGAAAGAAATGCGAAGAGATGTAAACACTCTTTGTAGGGATATTGTTCTCGCTAAATTCGATCCCGATGTTATAGTAGGAATTTCGAGGGGAGGACTTTTACCAGGCGTTATGATGAGTCATTGGATGAAAAAACCATTTAAACCAATTAAAGCGGCATTAAGAGATTTTCCAGAATGGGAAGATTATTTACCAAGAAAAACAGATAAGCGCGTTTTAATTGTTGATGATGTTTGTGATTCAGGTGAAACATTTCATAAGATTAGAAATTATATTACAGGGCCAAGAAAAGGAGATCCGTTGGAAGTCCAATGTGATGTTCGATTTGCGGTTTTGTGGTGGAATAATGAGTGCAATTTTGAGCCTCATTATTATGCACAGGAATGTGCAAAGGATTCAGAAGAGATCTGGATTCATTTTCCTTGGGAGCATTGGTGGAATACTCCTGTTTAACAATTTAACTCGGAAGGAGTTAAGATGAAGAAAATAATTGCCCTAGTGGCGGTGGTTGCAATGTTTGCAGCTTTTAGTATTAGTACCGTTGGTAAGAAATTACCTTCAGTTGGTTATGTTCTAGTGGGGCCAAAAACCGATGGTGGTTGGTCAATGAGACATTATCAAGGATTTATGTCTTTAGAAAAACATGGTTATAAAGTTGGCGGTGTCGAAATGGTGCCGGAAGCAGAGTCAACAAAAGTATTCCTCAAACTTGCACGAAAACACGATATTGTATTTGCAACCTCATTCGGCTATATGGATGGTATGGAGAAGGCTGCAAAGAAAGATCCTAG